AACCACATGGTTCCAACTAAGGTTCAGTACGTTAATCTCACAAATGTGGGAGGACACGTCATTAAGAATCTACCTTTGAGTGTTAACAACTGCACTCGTGTGGAGGGTCAAGACTTTGCTGTTTGGTACTGTCCTGGTGCAGGCCCACAGCGTGATCTGCTGAAATACTACCCTAAGGATATTGAGGTAGGTAAGAAGATCACTGTTCATACAGTTTTCAACAATGATGGAGAAATCAAGATTTACGGAAATATGACTGCTGAACGCGGTCGTGTTATCACCTCACAAGGTGGTGTGTTCCAAGGATTAAGATATTCTTTCCCTGATAGGACTTTTGGAGGTCTGTGTATGGCTACGTTTATTGGTAGTGCTAAGGGAATGCCTTTCATTGCTGGGCACCATCTTGCCGGCAGAGATACTGTCGGGGGCGGAGGCTTCGTTACTCGTGAAGCTCTAGAGAGAACCATCGCACGTATGTGTGAAAAGCCAGGTGTGTTGCAATCACATTCTGCTCAGCCTTTTGAAACTAAAATTATGGGCGTGGATGTCGGTCCATTGACTGCGCCACATGAAAAGTGCCCTACTAGGGGATTGACTTCGGATGCTAAACTACGCATCCATGGGGGTCATAATCAACCCCGTTCATCTCCCACAAGTGCTGTGGTTACTTCTCTGATTTCATCCGCCGTGACAGAAGTCATGGGCATTGGGAAACAGCACGGTCCCCCGAAGGACATGGGAGCTCAGCGCCACAAAGAAGTGGATATTGCTGAGAAAACCAACACAGCCACCAAGTTTGATCCCTTGTTTTCCCAGAAGGCTTTCACGGATTATTCATTGACACTTGCATCTTTGCCATCAGAGGAATTGGTGCAGGTAGGAAAAATCTCCGATGATGCTAATTTGGCTGGATTAGACGGAGTTCTTGGCGTTAATGCTATGAATTTTTCGACCTCTATGGGTTTCCCTTTCAAGGGACCAAAAACCCAATATGTTGAGAAAAGCGATCGCCAAGTGGAGGGTATTTCTTGCCCTCGGGATGTGGATCCCATGATCTTGGAGGAGGTTGCTAGGTTAGAGCAACTACTTTTAGAGGGAAAATCGATTAATACCGTATTCAAGGGATCGTTGAAAGATGAGCCAACCAAGCTCAATAAGGATAAGGTGCGTATATTTGCCGCAGCTAATATGCCTTTTGTCTTTCTTGTTCGCAAGTATTATCTTTCACTTGCAGCCCTATTTCAGAGGAACAAAACGATCACTGAGTGCGCAGTCGGAACTGTTGTGCAGAGTCCAGAGTGGACTGAGTTGTATGAGCACATTGGAAAGTTCGGCTGGGATCGTGCCATTGCTGGCGATTATGCCAAATTTGATGGTAGAATGTCCCCTGAATTTATGTTCATGGCATTCAAGATTCTTATTACTCTAGCTGAAAAATCCGGAAATTATGATGCTGATGATTTGATCATCATGAGGGGCATCGCTTCGGAAATCACTTATCCCACTTATGATTATTTTGGAACCCTTGTTCAATTTTTTGGTTCCAATCCCTCAGGTCACCCATTGACGGTGATCATCAACAGTATTGTTAACTCGCTCTACATGCGCTATACATATTACGCGCTTGCAGCTAAACAAAGCCGTTGGACCAGAATTCCCCCTTTTGCTAAGGGTTGTTCTCTCATGACATATGGTGATGATAATATCATGACCGTCTTGAAAGGTTTGGATTGGTTCAATCATACGGCAATTGCTGCTGAGTTGAATGAGGTAGGTATTACCTACACTATGGCTGATAAAGACGCTGAGTCTGTGCCTTTCATCAACTTGAGTGATGCTTCTTTTTTGAAGCACTTTGCTGTTAAGGATGAAGAGCTTGGAATTTACAGATCTCCTGTGGAGGAGTCTTCTATTGCCAAGATGTTGCATACCCACTTAAAATCCAAGGTTCTTACTATGGAACAATCCAGTGCGGAAGCAATTCAGAATGTAGCTCTCAAGTACTTCGAATTCGGAAGAGATGTCTACACCCAACGCCGCGAGGAACTTTTGGAGGTTGCTCGTCGTGCTAATGTTGCAGGATATGTCGGTCCTATTCCAACCTATGATGAACGCGTTGAATGGTACAAGGAAAAGTTTTTTCCACTAGATTCTCAAAGTGGACACCGACATGAACACCACGATGGTTTCACAGAAATTGTGAAGTTGGGGAAGGCGAAGTCAGATGAGCACTTCAAGGATGTTACCTTCCCATTTGAGCTATGATGGCTCGCATTGTCTTTACTGATCACGGTAGACGTTAAATAAAGAGATCCCGGTGTTGTCCAATGCTGGAGGTGTTAAGCCAAAATCAAAATGGA